TTCTGAATTTTCAGTCTGCTGTCCTTGCCGCCGATATATTTGGCAACGGCTACGTGAGTGTGCGTCCCCTTCTTGGCGACGTTGTTCACGAAAGAGCGGTCGCCCATCGACTTGACCTGTCCGCGCAGGATTTCCACTCGGGGCGTGCCCTTGCGGTCTGTGACGCGGAACTTAATCATTTCGATAGGAGCGCCACGGGTCAGCAGTACCGCTTCAAGGCTTCCCACGTTGGCGGGCGTCAGTTTCATGTCCTTGTTGAAACCGCCCTTTTTGATGGTATAGGTGGCGTTCGCTTTAGCCCATAAATCTGTCCTTGCGTCCTTTGCGGTCGCGTTGATGGCATTCTTTAGGGCTGTCGGGGCTTTTGCCCTGAGCACTCCGAGCCGGAACTCTATGTCTCGTACGGTGATTTCATCAAGCTCAAACCTGAGCATTCCATCGTCTGCCATCAGTGCCTGTTAGCCTCCACTGTGATGCTGTATACACCATCCTCATTAATCGCGTCAGTGACGATATATCTCATACCGTCGAGCGTGATCATGTACCCCACGGGAGGCAGTCCGCCAAATTCCCGCGCCCAGACATAGATAAGTGTCTGCTTGGTATTCACGCCGTCCATGTCCGACTTTGCTTTCTTCTCGCGCTCGATTAACTCGTTGTTGTCCACAAGAGCACGCATCTTTTTGCCGTTGATCGTGTGTTCCACGGCAAATTCATCGAGGTTTAAAAAAACGTCGGTCACATCCGAGCGTATGCATTCTTTAAAAGTCATCCTGCCGGCTTCCTTCCTGCTTTCCGGGACGGCTCTTTCACGGCTCCGCGAAGATAGCGGTCTGGCACTCGCCCGATCAAGTCCTGCTCCGGTCCGCACGACGGTGTTGCTATGCCCGGTCTCCCCGCTGGAGCAGAGACAGGTCTGGCTTTGGGCTTTTCCTGCTTCTGCTCTTCAGCGGGCTCCTGTATGTATTCCGCAGACCTGCAGGCGATCCATGTCTCGCCCAGCTCCGCGGGGATGTCGTTCGGCAGCTCGTCACCCGCGCAGTACTGCGTATTTCCATACAGGATGTCGACGCGAGCGATAAGTCTGCCGCCCGTCATGCGTTGATCTTTACAAGCACGGTGGTGTCATCAGATGCTGCCGCTGCAACCGCAAAACCGGCCAGTGTGTTGTTGGTGCTTGTGGTGGTAATGTTGCTGTTTGTCGCGCTCCAGTAGACTGCCGCGCCAGCTGTGATGGCGCCGGATGCCTTGGGCAGCTCAAAGACACCCGCCACGATCAGGCTCCCCATCTCACCGACTGCGATGTCAGTGCCGGCGACACCGATCTTTGTTCCGAATACGATAATTTCATTGGCTTCGATCTTTGCGCTGCCGCCGTTGGTATAGTCGACTGCATCACCTCTCTGCCAGTATGTTGCTTTAGCCATAGCTCTTTACCTCCTGTGTATGGATTACGCGATCACCGCGCCGGGGTTCTTGATGATGCCGCGGAAGTCCCTGACGTTGATGCCCCAGTCGAGATAAATATCCCAGACAAAACCGAGCGTGCCGGGGGTCTCCATCCTGCGGACGGTAGGAGTCTCCTGACCGTTCAGGTAATCGACCTGGATGCCGCGTGCGCTTGTGGGGTCTGCGATCATGAACCAAGGGCACTTACTGGAGCCAGCCAGGGCGTTGAGCACAGGGCTCTGGACGATCTGCAGAGGATAATTGAACAGAGGGTTGATGTCGTTGTTTGCGCTTCCGGTGACCTGAGCGCTGTGCAGGATCACGGCAAGGTCGAACTCATAGCCGACGCCGACAACAATGGTTCTGGGAGTCATGTAGATGGCATCGCCAAACTGATCGGTCTGCTTCTGCATCTGCAGGATCGCGGCCTGAATGGTCTGCTGGGAAGGAGCTGCGCCGTTTCCGCTGACCAGGTTCTTGTGATCGGCGTGGAACAGGGTCTTACCGTCGAAGATCGCGGGATTGCTGAACAGGATGTTGTAGACCTGCTTGTCGATGGTCTTTTTCGCGGCTGTTGCGTACAGGCCGGGCACCTTGGTCAAAAATCCGATGTCGTCATTGATAAATGCCTGACGGGTCATGGAAAACTGCTTTCCGTAGGTGTCGAGCTTACGAGTAGGCAGAAGCTCAGTGCGGGGAGCGTCAGCCTTGATCTCACCGTTTTCGGGGACTTTCAGGAAATCACCGACGCCGCCGATCACGTACTCATGATCTGCAGTCTCCTTGAAATCAGGCAGTGTACCCTTTGTGGTGAATGCCTGGAATGTGGTGGGAACGTGATTATAGATTTCCACGAGACTCTTGCGGATGGTCTGATCCATGATCGCCGGGAAGGCCGCGGAAGGATTATAAAACTCTCTGCTCAGCTCCGCGTAGATCTCGTCGGAGGATTTGCGCAGAAGCTCGTTGACGTTTCTGCCTTCGCGGGACAGACACTCGATACCGAGGTCTCTCAGGCTCATGGCGCGAAGCTGCTGCGCTCCGTCTGCGGGGGTCTCCACGTCAAGTCCGGCTCTCATCATGAGAGCGTCGGTGGCTCTTGCGCGGAAAGTGTCCTGCTCGTCTCTGGTAACCTGTACGCTTGCGGGGCGGCTGGTATTGCGCAGGCCGTCAAGGATCGCGGCGCGTACCTGGTCAAGCGTAGATCCATTGCGGATATAGCTTGTGGAATCAACATCAAATGTCCTGCACAAGTCGTTGATGGATGCGACGCGCTCACGCTCGTCTGCGATCGCTCTCTGTGCCATATCTTCTGCGGGCTCGCTGGTCTCGACGGTCTCTTCCGCGCGGGCGGCTTCTTCCGCCTCGATCTCCAGTGTCAGAGCGTCGATGTCGCGCTGGAGTGCGTCAAACTGTGCCTGCTCTTCTGCGGTCAGGTCTCTGCCGAGAGAGGTCAGCGCCTGCTGCTCTCTGATTTTCGCGGCCCTCATCTGTTTCTTGTTCATAAGGGTAATCCTCCTTAGAGTAATCTGTTTATGTTTACGCGGAGCTTCCGCTGTGCCAGAGACGGCGCTCCTTTAGAACTGACTGTTTCCGGTGTCTCAAGCTCGCGCCCGACTCCCACGGTGGGGTCAGCGGGGACAGAGACAATGGATATTTCAAAAGGTTCCCATGAAATAGCAACGTCGCACGGCCCCGTGAATTTCCCGCTGGAGCTGATCCCTCCGGCAGTGACACGCTCCCATGTTTTCACGCGGTATCCGACGGACACGCCTTTCAGGGTTCCGCTTTTGACTTTCTGATAGATGGTCTCGGCTGCATCGTCCGAATCAAAAACGACGACTGCCTTGCCCCTGTCGCCCTCGAGCCATGCCCGCTCGATGCGTCCCAAGACTTCATTGCGGTCATGGTTAAAGAGCAGGACTCCGATCTCGTTCAGGCGGGTCAGGTCCACAGCTCCGGGGCTGTGGTCAAGGATCTCGATGCCAAAAAAGCGCTTATACGGTTCTTCGGACGAAAACGACAGCTCAAAGCTTCGTTCATTCCCCTCGCCTTCCAGGGCGCGGATATTGCCGTTAATTTCCCTTCTCAGGTCCTGATTCTGTTTGTCCTGTTCCGTCGGCGGGTTTGCCTGCCTGCCCTGTTTGCTCTGTTCCTGTGGGGATTCCCGTGACCGGGACAGCAGGGACAGGGACGGAACTGTTCTCTTCCTCTCCATCGTCATCGATGTCGAGATTTTCCGGTTTCTGTCCATAGATGATTCCTCCTAACTCGATGCCGTGCTTGAGTCCGTATTCACGGGCCTCTGCCATGGCTTCGATAACCTTTTTCCAGTCCTGCCCATTCTCAGCACATGCCTGCTGGAAAGTCTTCTGCCCGGTCTGGAGCGCCACTCGCATGGCGTTGGTTTCCTTGAGCGGGTCGATCCACCGCTTGGGCGCTGCTACCCACTCGTGTGTCAGGTACCGTTCGCGCTTTTCGGGATCCCAGAAGTCGGGAATGTCGAAAAGCCCGGAGAGCACGCCGGAAATAACAAAGGACTCATAGACTTCATCAAGAAAAACCTCCCGGAAAAGCTCCGTATCCTCGATGTATGTCTGCTCGTCCTCAATGATTCCCTGACGCGCGGATGAATAGTTACTCTGCGACATGTCCCGGCTGGTCGCCTCATAGGAGAGGCCCTGCCCCGCTCCAATCAGTCTCTGCTGGAGCTTGATGTACTGTGCCGCGTCGGTCGCCTGTCCGGTGGGATTGACGACCTGTATCTCATCTCCGGCATTGAGTTCTTTGATCATGCCGGGGCTGATCGTTTTGCCATCGTAAGAGACGCGTGAATTGGCGTCGATAAAGCCGCCGCGCCCGATTCCTGTCGTCGGAATGGTCTTTTTGATAAAGACGGACAGGCAGGCGGCGATACGCTCTTTAACGCTGACTGCCGTCATAAATTCATTGGCGTCACGGATGCGGCTGATGGTCGGTGCAAGGTCGCTCATCTCGCGGATCTGGGACGGCCTGCGTTTGGAAAACAAAAAGATCATGTTTTTCTCAGGCACATATACGGGGTCAGACTGGGAAAATCCGTCAATGTCGTACTGCCGGATCCAGTAGCCGACAGGGCGGTTGTAGGAGTTATATTCGATACCGCCTATAACCCGATTGCCCTTGTTGTGCGGAGCCATGACCGTGTTGTCGAGTTCGTCAACCTCCAGCGCCTGTAATTTCAGCGGGACAATGCCGCCGCGGGTGTAGCACTTCTTGAAAAGGATGCCTCCGTCGACCTTCTTGCGCTCGATCGCCATGCGCCCCATCTGCATCAGGGACTGCGTGCCGGTGATGTCGCAGTTTTTGCGGTTGCACCATTTTTTCCAGGCCGCTTCAATCTCTTCGTTGAGCTTTTCGCTCCCTGTGTGCGCCTGCAAAGTCCATCCAAGTCCGATGACGTTGCGCTTGTATGCCCCGATGATGGAATTGGCCATGTCGGAATTGCGCTCAAGGTCTCTTGCCCTTGCCCGGACCGTCTCGCGGTTATACCGGTCGGTCTGCTCCGCGCTCTGGTTATATGCGTACCATCCCGCATTGAGCCGCCCGAAATTGCCCGCGTCGTAGCTTTTCATCTCTTCGAGGTTCTGCCGCCATGCCTGACGTCTTGCGCCTGCCTCCGGAGAGATAAAGCTGATAATGTTATCTAAAAAATTCATAGCTTATCCCTCCTCAACGCGAGTCAAACACAGCAACATAGCAGTCATCCAGAAGCCCGGGCGTGCCGCTCGCGACCTGGGCCTGCAAGTCGTTCCGGATGGCGTACAATTCCTTCAGGTCTGCCCGCGTCAGTTTTCTCGAGCCAATCTGATAGGACTGGCCGGAAATCAGAATCTTGGAGATTGCCGTATTCACATCGCTTAGCAGGGTATCCGGCGTGTAGTTTGTATTATCCATTGATCCATTCCTCGCTGTTTTTGATCCATGCCTCTTCCGCGTCCTGCTCCGGCTTCTGCGGTGCCTGCGGAGCCTGTGCCTCCTGCCGCAGATGGAGCATCCTCACGCCGAGTATGTCAGCGGCCGCCATAGCGTACACCTCGCAGTCCAGGTAGTGGTTATCGGGATGGCTCTCTTTCGGGATCCATCTCTGCACGTACTTGGTGCCGCTCTTGACGCTGACTTTATGCTCGGATGTGACCTGCTCGGCGTACTCCACGTCGCATCCCTTATAGACCATCCAGGCTCCTCTGCCGTTGCGTTTTCGCATCCTGGAGGCGATCATGTCTTTATACTTGCCGCCATCGACCAGTACCATCTGCATGCCGGTCGCTCTCGACCCCTGTTTGTTGACGGTACTGAGCCTGTAATGGGCGTCCATCTCATGGGTCGCGCCCTTGCCGGGTATCGCCCATTCGGAATTGTCAATGCAGAACTCGTATACCTCATCGGTGTTGTAACCGGAGTCGACGACACAGAGATTGACAAGCATTGTCCCGCCGTCCTCGCAGGTGTATCCCATGTTCATAATCTCTTCGAGTTCCACAAAATCACGAGCCTGTCCGTGGGCGATGTTCTGGGACGTTATGTATTCGCCCCATGCCCTGATCGTCCAGTAGAAATAACCTTTCTGGACATCGACGCCGGCAGTGAGGAACTTCGCCCATGACGGGACGGTATAAGCCGGCGTGTCCGTCTGCCGGTCGAGGACGATCTCCGCGGAAGTCTTGAGTCGTGTATCCTCCCACGGTTCAGCGAGCCACGAGTTTACAAAGTTCTGGAGCTTCTCAGAATCGTCCTTGGCGTCCATAAATTTCTTGGCGATCTCGGAGAAGTGCACGAAGGGAGAATACAGGGTGTTGAGCCAGAAACAGACCTTTTTGACGAATCGTGTATTCTGCCGGACAATCTGCCACTCGCCCTCGCGGACTGCCTGCTGCTTCTGCTGGTCGGTGATCGCGCCTCCGCACTCCTGACAAATGTAAAAAGCAAACTCGGCGCGGTCCGTATCGCTCAGGCCTTCGTCGTCCATCGGCTCAAGCTGGTCAATCTTCTGCGCTATCTCTTCCGTGCCGTATGCTTTTTTGTAATCTTTATCGCGCCCGGGCCACCTGAGATTCGCGAATCGAAGTTCAATGAACGTCCCGCAGTGCGGGCATGGCACAAAATAGTGTTTTTCGGCATCCGCAGACATCTTGGCTTTCCAGATATGTCCCTCTCGGATGGTAGGCGTCGATGTTTTAAAAATCTTCCGTCCCCGGAAGGTCTTGGTACGTTCTTCCGCAAGGCTTACGGGGTCAGACTCTTTTCGGGAAGCGCCCGGGAACTTGTCAATTTCATCGATGAAGAGATATTTCATGGCGAAGGATGCCACGCCGACAGGAGAATTGGAGCCGACGATCTTGACAAACATGTCCGCAAATTCCAGTTCCAGTGCCGGGCTGTTGTCGTCGTACTTCTCACGGAGGGGAGGGCTTGCCTCGACCATGGGCTGCAGCCTCTTCGTGCTGACTGACAGCGCCAGGGATTCTGTCGGGTATACGATCTCGGTCGGGGCAGGATCCTGCGACACAACATAACCCAGCATGTTGTTCATTGCCTCCGTACCGCCGACCTGCGTGGGTTTTACGAAAATGATCTCTTCGGTGTCGTAGTTATTAAATTCGTCCATGATGCCGACAAGGTATGGAGTCCTTTTATTGCTCCATGGACCAGGCTCGGCACTTGTCTTCGAATCAAGCACTCTGCACTGCTCCGCCCACTCCGAGACAGTCATGCTCTTGGGCGTTTCCAGTGCCTTGAGTGCGGCCTTCTGGTAATCGGTGCAGGGAAAATGCTTAATCCTCAGCTTCTTTGGTGTCTGCATTTTTCCTTCTCTTTTTGGGTTTGATTCCAGGGTTGCATCCGGCAACAACGAAAGCTGTGAGCATACGCTTTACTTCCTCGGTCAGGTCACGCTCCGCGGACCGCGCCTCTGCCGGGCCGATCTGGTCGCTCAGCATGGATATGAGCCTCGGAGGGATACCTAATGCGAACCGTTTGAACACCACGAAAAACTTCCGGTAATCCAGCTCCACCTCTTCACGCTCGATGTAGTTTCCCGCTGCGATCTCGCGTTTCATGCGGTGGAGTTCTGCTTGGGAGTCTTTCAGCGCGACCTCAGCCTGGAGCTTTTGCTCTTTCAGCTCGGTTTCGCGGGCGTTCTGGCTCTTTCCCTTGGCCTTGTCGCTCAGATACCGGATGTATTTGTTTATGGTGTCCTCGAGGTCGTAGCGCCTGCCCTCCGTGGTGGCTGTAGTCTTGATCACTCCGTCCTGTGTCAGCTGCTGGATCCGTCTCACCGTCAGCCCGAAAAGCTGGGCGATGACCTCGACCCGGACAAACCTGGGCGCTTCCAGATGCTCGCAGAGCTGATTCGCGTCCTCTTTTTTCTCTGTTGCTGCCATTTGATTATCTGATTTGTAGCGAAATTGTCTGAAAATTTAAGTTTACATCCGGAGAAAAATTGCGCTCACAGCGCCGTAACACGAAAAAAGTTCGGAAAGAACCTAAGCGCGTTTTTTCGCCGGGGCCGCGTTTTTTATGCAGTCCCTTTTGACCGAACCGGCCAAGGCTCCGGCTTTTGTATTTTTTTAAATTTTCCGGAAAAGAGAGGGGGTACCCCCTACCCCTTTATTTTTTTATCCTCCCCGCCGGCGCGGCGTGTGCACTACGGCAGGGGTGCATGCAGGGCATGATAGCAGGGGGGACGCCCTGCATGACGCCTGCCCGTGGAAGAGGACGGATGAAAACGTGAGGAGAGAGGAGGCACAGACGCAA